CACGGCGACTTCATGGAGTCGATGCTGGACCTGGTCCAGTACGACTTCTCGCTGCACCAACGCATCGTCAACGGCGGCGGCCGGCTGTCCTTCCGCGCCGGGCACAACCTGTCCGGGCCGCGCAACATGGTCGTCAAGAAGTTCCTGGAGTACGGCAAGGCCGACTGGCTGTGGATGGTCGACTCCGACATGACGTTCACGCCGGACACGGTCGAGCGGCTGTTGGAGTACGCCGACCCGGACAAGGCGCCGATCGTCGGCGGCCTGTGCTTCGCCTTCGACGACGCGGGCGACATCCGACCCACCCTCTACGGGCTGGTCGGCGAGAGCCCCGAAACGTTGCAGGTGGTCCGCTACTACGAGTGGGTCCCCGACGCCATGTACCAGGTTGAGGCCACCGGCGCCGCCTGCCTGCTCATCCACAAGTCGGCGCTTGTGCGGATGCGTGACTGCGACGACCCGCGCCGACCCGGCCGGGTCGGCTTCAACGACGCGTTCCCCTGGTTCCAGGAGACCGAGCACCAGGGCCAGCCGGTGTCGGAGGACTTCACGTTCTGCTGGCGGGCCGGCCTGCTCGGCATCCCCGTCTTCGTCAACACCGCTGTGCAGCTCGGCCACGTCAAGGACCGGCTGCTGACCATGGAGTCGTACTTCCTGCAGCGCGGCCTGCTCGCGCCCACACACATCGGAGCCGCTGTATGAGCATCGTGTATCCGACGATCGACGGTTGGGTGGGCTACGGCGAGGGTGCGGAGATGCTGCTGCGCACCAACACCCCGCTGGACTCGCGGCATCCGCTGGTGAAGGAACGGCCAGACCTGTTCACCGCCTCGCCGTTGCCGAGCGTCGCCGACGCCGCGGCGCAGACGGCCAGGATCCGGGAGCTGGAGGCGCAGGTCGCCGACTTGACCGCGAAGAGCCGACCGGCGGCGAAGAAGGCTGCCGGTGGCTGACCTCGTCGTCATCGTCCCATCACGCGGCCGGCCGGAGGCGGCACGCGCCTTGGTCCAGGCGTTCAAGGCCACGGCTGCCGCCGACACCATGCTGGTCTTCGCGGTCGACGACGACGACCCGACCCGGGATGAGTACCCGACCGCCGTCAGCGAGGACATGTGGGCGCACGCCAGCGTCTGCCACGTCGACAACGATCTCGGCTCGATGGTCTGCACGCTGAACAAGGCCGCGCATGCGATCGTCAACACCTTCGAGCCGGCGCCGTTCGCCGTCGGCTTCATGGGCGACGACCACCGGCCCCGCACCCACGGCTGGGACGCCGCCTACCTTGACGCCCTGCGGAAGCTGGGCGCCGGCATCGTCTACGGCGACGACCTGTACCAGGGTGAGAAGCTGCCCACGCAGTGCGCCATGACCGCCGACATCGTGCGGACGCTGGGGTTCATGGCCCCGCCTGGGCTGCGGCACATGTACGTGGACGACTTCTGGCTCGACCTGGGCGCAGCGGCTGGCTGCATCCGCTACCTGCCGGACGTGATCGTCGAGCACGTGCACCCAGTAGCCGGCAAGGCTGTGGTCGACGCCGGGTATGAGCGGGTCAACGCCCCCCATGTGTTCGCCGCCGACCGTGAGGCGTACGAGCGGTACCGCGCCGACCGCTTCGACGGTGACGTGGCCAAGGTGCAGGCGCTGGCGGGTAAGCCTGTGTCCGAGCTGCCGCGGGCCGACCCACAGCTGGGTGCGTTCGCGCGGCAGCCGACCGGCCGCGGCGGCTACCCGGTCACCCGCCTACCCGCCGCCCCGGACGGTCCGCACGAGTGGCGGCTCTTCGACGAGGGCACCGTGCCCGAGCACACCCGACCGCAGTGGTACGCCGGCCGCGACCACGTCCCGCACCTGGAGCAGCCCGGCCACCGCGACCGGCTTATGCAGACCGCCACGTTCGTCGCTCAGGTCGCCTTCTCCCACGGCCTGCGCACCGTGGTGGACCTCGGCGCGGGCGATGGCGGCCTGCTGTCGCTGCTCGGCCCGAACCTGACCGCGTGGGGCTACGACCTGACCCCGGCGAACCTGCAGGCGGCGAAGGAACGCGGCGTCGACGTGCGCCTCGGCGACGTCGTCGACGGCGACGTCGAGTGGGGTCAGATCGCCGTGTGCACGGAGGTCCTGGAGCACCTCGTGGATCCTGATGGCTTCCTGCGCAAGGTGATCGCAAATGTGAGCGCGCTGGTCTGCTCGTCACCAAAAGACGAGCACATCGGCCACGCGTACGAGTTCCACACCTGGGCGTGGGACCTCGAGGGCTACCGGGCATTGATTGAACGAAACGGCTTCAGGATCTTGCGCCAGCGCACCGTGCACAGCTTCCAGGTGCTGTTGGCGGTGAAGCCATGAGGCGCGAGCGGCTGCGCCCCGCCCACGACTCGGCCGAGATGGGCCGGCTCTACGCCGTACCCCACGATCACCGCCGGTGGCGCGACCACGTCTTGCGGGTTGCGATGACGACCCTGGTCGCGCAGGCCGTGATCGGCGACTCCGTGTCGGTAGCCGACCTGTCCTGCGGTGACGGTGCGATCGTGCGCGCCCTGGGCCTGCACACCCGCTACCTCGGCGACTACGCCCCCGGCTACCAGTACACCGGCCCCATCGAGGCGACCGTCCACGAAGTCCCCGCCGTCGACCTGTTCATCTGCACGGAGACGATCGAGCACCTCGACGACCCCGACGCGGTCCTCGTCGCAATCAGAAAGAAGGCGCCGCGGCTGGTGCTGTCCACCCCGGTCGACGCGTGGGGCGACACCAACCCCGAGCACTACTGGGCATTTTCGAGGGAAGCCGTTGACGAGATGCTGGCTGTCGCCGGTTTTCAGATCGCCATTTACGCCAGCCTTGACCTACGGCCAGTGAACCCTGCTTCCTACTGCTTCGGCATCTGGGGGGCAGTGTCGTGATCTCGGTACCCCGTTCCACCACCCGTACAAGCCGCCGGCGGGCACCGTTCAACTACTACTGGTCGGGTGAGGCTAGTCATGTGGATCAAAGATGCGTTCGGCAACTTCGTAAATATTGACCACTTCTGGTTGCTGGAGGCGTTTCCCATTGCGGATGCCGACTGGACCATCCGCGCTGTCGACGCTGGCGGGTCAGTTCACGACCTGAACGGGCATTGGAGCTCCGCGGCCGGCGCTCAATCTGCGATAGCTCGACTTACGCACGGCGTAGACGCGGCCGGATTCTAGAAGCCGGGGGTGCCTGAATGGAAACCGCGCTCGTCCTGGGCTCGGCCGGCTTCGTCATATTCGGATGTGTGCAATGAGCACAAAGCAGGCACTGGTCACCGGTGCGGCCGGGTTCGTCGGGAGGCACTTCGCGCACGAGCTGCGCCGCCGCGGCTGGGAAGTCGTCGGCATCGACGTGACCGACGCCCGGCCTGGCGGCGCGCTGGAGATATTCCGTCACGGGCTACACACTTTCAACCTCGTGGTGCACGCCGCCGCCCGGGCGCCGCACCGGGCCGCGATCGACGGCCAGCCGGCCAGCCACGTGTACAACCAGCTGTTGGACGCGGCCATGTTCGACTGGGCGATCCGCACCGGCCAGGGGCGGGTGCTGTACCTGAGCAGCGCCGCCGCGTACCCGGTCGACCTGCAGGCCGCCTGGCGGACGTCGCGCAAGCTGTGGGAGGGCGACACCGACCCGGACGACAACGACCGGGACAGCCCGTACTCCCACGAGCCGGACGCGGTGTACGGCTGGACGAAGCTCACCGGCGAGCGGCTGGCCGCCTCGGCCCGCGCCGCCGGCGTGCCCGTGACGGTCGTGCGGCCGTTCTCCGGCTACGGGCAGGACCAGGGCACCGACTGGCCGTTCGGGGCGTTCCTGGACCGCGTGCGCCACCGCGCCGACCCCTTCCTGATCTGGGGTGACGGCAGCCAGGTGCGTGACTGGGTCCACATCGACGACGTGGTGGCCGGCGCCCTCGCAGTCGTCGAGTCCGGCACCGACGAGCCGGTGAACCTGTGCACCGGCATCGGCACGTCGATGCTCGAGCTGGCCGGGCTGATGTTCGCCGAGGCGGGCCATCACCCGCGGGTGCTCTGCGACGATGTGGGCAAGCCCAGCGGCGTGGCGTACCGGGTGGGCGACCCGACCCGCATGCAGAAGTACTACACCCCCACCATGTCGATCGCCGACGGCGTCAAACGCGCCCTGGCCGCGGCGGGCTGATCGATGGCGCTGGGCGACCCGTACGCCACCCTGGCCGAGCTGAAGCTGCGCTT